ATCATATCCCGGTATTTATCATAGTTCCGAATCCACCACCATTTCAGGATGCCCGGCGAATTGAAATACTTGGCCGCGCCGATGCCGTCAACGATTTTCGTGGGGCGGTATAGAATCTCCCCGGTCGTGGTCACGCAGTAATAGCCGCTACCTCGGAAAGTCATTTTCATTCTCTTTGAATTGTGTATAATCAATCCAATCTTTCCAGGACAGGAATATAAGTATAAGGCACCCAATAACACATACCCCACAAAAGCAACTGACGAAAATCAGAAACGTCATTTCTTCAATTCCTTCCGACAAGGTTCGCCCTCGGCCCGGCCCCCGCATTTGGCCTTGACCGGGCATCGCTGACACTCCACGGCGGTTTTGGAGTCTCGGTCTATCACTTGTGTTCCCGCCTGTGCTTTGCGGCCACGGCATGAATAAATTCCTTTTCCTTGTCCTCCTTGGCCTCCCAATGCAACCACTTCTCCATGTCCAAAACAGATTTCACGTTTTTCTTCACCAATTCCGCAAGCACTCGCGGCTCCAACGCATCCAGTTCCCAGCTTTCATGACCGTGTTCCCGGATATAGTTACGGCTCCGTGAATCCGTGATCTTGGCCGGGTTCGGTGGCGGATTATATTTCTGAATCTGTGCCCTTGTCAGGGCGACCCTTATGACTTCAATTTGAACATCATCCTGTTTCATTGAAAGCCCGCGCCCGGAAAGCATATTCAGCCGTTGCTCAATGTCCCGCGTCATATCAATTCCTGACGGGTCATGGTCGCCAAAATGAAACACGACCACGCGCTCGCAATCTTTAAAATACTTTTGCATCCGCGTTGCCGCGACCCACATTTCGCTTTGGCTGGTATAGCCACGGCAGGAGAAGAAGGGCACGTCCAGTTCCCGGCATGGCCGTTCTATCACGCCCACAAGCGCGTCCTTCTCAATCCAGACCTCACACCGGGTTTCCTGGCCCTGCCATTTGTCCACGGCAAAGCTCGCTTCCGCTGAATCCAAGATGTCGCTGGCGGTTTCCCAATGCGAATTCTTTTGTAAGTTCCTGGTTCTATCAACAATCGCCAGCCAATCAATCAGCCCGGCCAGCCGTGCATCATTGATAATCGAACCCAGCTTCTTGTATTCCGAATCCTTGTTCGGGATCAGGTCACGGCTCACGAACTGATAATATAGCTGTCGCAAAGTTAATTCAAGGCCATCAGCCTGATACTCGGCTATAATCTCATTGGCCTTCTCAATGATTTGTAGCGACCGTCCCCGAAAATTAATGTCAAGGTATTTTATTTTAGACATAAGCTCCCCTTTCCCGGTTTAATTTTTTCAGTGCCCTTTTAAAACCCTACAAAGAAGCATAATTTTCAAAAGCCTCAATCTGTTCCCAAGCATCATGATGTTTATTTGTTTCCGCAAATTCTAAATTCTTTACCGCTTGCCTATAATACTGGGTTTTAAGTTCCGCTCCAATACCCAGGCGGCCATTAATCACTGCACTAAAAACCTCAGAGCCAACGCCCATGAACGGAGTAAAAACAATTTCTCCGGGATTTGAACGCAACAATACACACCTATCAATAACATCAAGTTGTAATGGATGCACATGTTTTTCATCGTCTTCGTGTTTACAATCCCTAAACGGCAATACATTGGTCATTCTTATATCGTCCCAAACCGATGACGCATACTGTCTCCAAATCCAATGCGAAAACTTGTTCTCAATTTGACTGCCCTGCCAGCCTTTGTATTGTTTCAAGTCTTCGGGAATCGGGCATTCACCGGCATACCTTGTCAATCCTATCGGATGCGCTATTGGAATTTTGTTTTCGCCCCCATTCCTAAAAACAATTACAAAATCGGCGGAAGCAACCCCGGCGTAGGCGGCATCATCAACAATGGTTTTATGGGCCAGATTTTTTGTCATAGTCCGGTTTCTCACCCATAACGGCTCCTTCCAAATCGTATGACGGGCAATGAATTTAAAACCATGCTTTTCATGCAACTTAATTACATCACCGGGAAAGTCCGTTAAATGGTCTTGTCCGCTATTGCTGGATGGAATATCCGCACAATGAACAGCAGATATTCGTCCCGGCAGCGTTATCCTCGCCAACTCTTCAACAACAAAAGCATAATGTTTAAAAAATTCTTCATAATCATAACAATTTGAAAGGTCTCTTTCGTCACTGGAATAATTATAAAGCCCTCCAAATGGCGGAGAATATATTGAAAGATGAATTTTTTTTGAAGGCATGGCCTTCATAATTTCCATACAATCACCACAATATATTGCATATTTGTTATTCACCAACTGTTCAATTATAGCCATGCCGGTAACTCCTCTTTTTTAAGGTCTCTTTTGATTTTATTTATGACAACGGAATTATTCATCTCTCCAATAAGATTCTCAAACATTGTATCTGCGGCAACGGCTTTGCGTTTTAAATTCAAAAGTATCTTGCGCTCACCTTCCGTCAAAACAATATCCACCGTTACCGGATTTTTTTGACCGAATCTCCAGCATCGCCGAATTGATTGATAATATTGTTCGTATGAGTGCGAAGGAAACATCACTATATGATTGCAGTTCTGAAAATTAAGACCCCAGGCCCCAATCTTCGGTTTTGTGATGAGTCTGCGTATCTGACCGGAAGCGAAACCTAGAAATGCCTCTTCTTTTTTATCATCGCTATCGCTACCGCTTATCTGGACCGACTCCGGCACAACATCTTCCAGATAGTCGCCCTCGTCGTTTAATTGACACCAGAGAATTGATTGTTCTTTTTTCTCTTCCAGTATTTCCAAAACATAATCACACCTGTCTTTTATTGTGCGTCTTTTCTCTTCACGCTGTTCCGGCAATGTTGAGGCTGGAATATTGAATAAAAACCCTTCCGGTATTTTTTCCGTTTTAACTAGAACATCATTTATCTTTAACGGCTTTAAAATAAACTCCCCATCTTCAAATCCAAGATCGGACGGCTTCCGGCAAGCCATAGCCCATGAAGTAACCCACCGCCAAAACGGTATTTCCGCGTGATGTTTTAGTCTCCATTTCGGAATCTCTCCAAACATCCGCTTTATTGAACAGTTATTGTTGTCGTTTTTAAAAAACCTTGACAGCATATCCACGAAGCCAATGTTCCCCAAAGCCTCAGAGCTAGTTCCTAGCTCAATATAATCATTGGGGGCGGCGGTCGCCGTTGTCAGCAACCGATAGGGCGTCTTTCGCATGAACGCCGTTATCTCGCTTCTCCTCGCCCCTGCAAATGACTTGAGAATCGAAGACTCATCACATACTACACCTGAAAACTTATCAGGTGTAAAATATTGCAACCGCTCATAATTTGTTATCACAATATCAGATTCGATTTTGCCGGTTTTTGAGCGGGTGCAATCTATTCCAAACTTAGCCCCCTCTTTTATTGTTTGAGCCGATACCGCAAGCGGGGTTAATATAAGAACTGGTTTTTTGGTTTTAAGATAAACGTTCTTGGCCCAAACCAACTGCATAATCGTTTTTCCTGTCCCACAATCACTGAAAATTGCCGCCCGACCCTTCCTTATGGCCCATTCAGTTAGATACTTTTGGAAATCAAACAAACTATCTGGCATAAACAGCGGTTCAAATCCGGAATCCGAACCCATGTTAATTTTTTGCTGTATAAATTCGTTGTATTTGTCCATGCTTTATATATAATAAAAGTCAAACAAAAAGTCAAACATTTATGAAGGATTATTTTCTCAATCCGGCTTCCCGGTATCCGCAAACAGGGCATCGTCCGATTGCGCCCTTATTCAGAACCCGTTGATGTGCTGGCGCTATCCATATCGGCTTCTTACAGGAGCCGCAAAGCCCACCCTTCCAGTTCAGCTTCGGGTCTGGCTGGGACAGCATCGCCTGTAATGGCATGAGGATTATCTTACCGCGTGGGTTCGAGTCATTAAAATCCTGCAATAGCTCTTTGCTCATTCAATTACTGCCTTGACATTGGAAAGCTCGTTGAACAGCCGCCGCAACTGCACCCCGAACACGTTCAAGATGTAGTCGTTACCGTCCTTGGCTGAATTTAGTTCTACGGCCTCATTGCCGTTGAAATGAATTTTGAGGATGGGCGTGCCCCGGCTCACGGGCTGATTGTCCAGAAACAGGTCTTGCTCGGCTCTCGTTTTTTCAAATCTCATAATGGTTCCTGCATGTCTTCAAGAAAATCGTCCAGTAATTCGTCTTGATTATCTTCAATCCCCTCTAACTCATCGGTCTCGCTCTCACCCAGCCCCGCCATCATGTCGCGGTCGTCATCGGTTTCGCCGTATAAAGGATTTGCCATTTTGTCCTCCTCCTGTTACGGCAAATATAATTTTAAGGTTTCGGCTCCGCAAGCCCGGCTTCAAGCTTGTCAAAGTCCACCCTGTCCAAGTCTTCTACGAGCTGACTTTGTTTCTCCGTCAAATCCTTCATTTCTTTTTTAATGTCTTCAATCTTTTCCAGGAGGTCATGGTTCTTGGCCGTGTCCGCGTAGATGTCACTTTCCCTGTGTTTGTTTCGGCATCCGTCCTTGCTCACAACCCAGCACTCGCCTTCATCAGTCCATGACGTTAGCTCTACCATTTCCGGCTGTTCATTGTAGCCGTAATGAATAACCCGCAACCGAACACTCTTTTTCAAGCGATTGTTGATTATGATTTTTATAGCCGCAACGGTTTCGGCTGTGCAAAACTCTTGGCCGTTCTGCCTTGCCACTATCTGCCGTTTCACGTCACTCCGCTCCGGGTAAAAATATATTTGCAGTCCCCGAAACGTTCCCAGCTTGAACTCGTCGCCGATTTTGTCTTCTGCCATGCCGTCCTCCTTATTTTTAAATTAACCCCTTACGCCTCTAAACTTGAGCGATGACGCTTTGCCATTTTAAGACTCCACTGTGAATCTTTTGTAGGCGGTTTAAAGCTACCGGAAAACCCATTGCGCTGTCCGCACTCACAGAGATAGCCGTCATCAAGGCATCTTGGGTCATCTGAATATCTGCCGCATATACATTGACCATAGGCTCCGGCATCATGCTGGGGGGTTCGTGTTATGCTTTCACCACGAATTGATTCTTTATTTTCAGCCTCTTTTGCTTTTAACCTTTTACAAATCTCATCAAAGGCATCGAATACAACGAGAAGCCAGTAATTGGTTTTCTTTCCTTGCGGGATGTTTTCTGTATCAAAGGAAGAAGGATGATCCATTGCCTTTGCAATATAGGAGTATTCGCCTTCATCGGCCTCGTCTGATAACTCTGCCAGCCATTCTTTTTCCTCTTCTGAAAGAGATCCATCATCTTCTTCAAGAATTTCTTTTATCTCTTCTTTTGCAGTATCAGCGTCAAATACGTAAGGATTTTGTGTGGAAGAATTTTGTAATTTTTCACACCAATATTTATCAGAGACAGACCCATCTTTAGAGGGATGAAATTCTCTGCAAAAAATCCAGTTCCCGAAATCGTCAGTGACCACCAGCACGTTTTCGATGTTGATAAACTTCACCCGGTGGATTCCAGTGTCCGGCTTTTTCAGGTCATGGATTAACAGGTCTCCGGTTTTCGTCACCCTTAATTCGTGCTGGCCGAAATCCACGCCCGTTCTCTTGCCCAATGATTCAGTTTTATTTTTCATCTCGCGTCCCCTTAAATTGGAAATAATCAATCATGTTGGCAATGACGGCCATGACAATAATAATAATACCAGTTGAGAGAACACAGAAAATCATCTTAGCAATCATCACTCGCCCCTTTTCTTTAGCGGGCACTTGTCATGACACAAGTGCCCTGCCACCTCACGGCCACAATGCGCTTCCGACACGTCTCTTACAAAAACCTTATCGGGATTGTAGCGGGATAGCCCGGTCAATACCCGGCGCTCCGCCGCCGCCGCTGAAAGCCTGTGGCCAATTACAGCCATGACCTTGTTTGTCGCAATCTCCACGACCTCGACCTTATACGTCTTGCTCACAAGCCACGCCCTCCAGTTTTAAATTCTTGGCTTTCTCTGATGGCAGTATCGCCATATATCTCTTTATTAAAGAACACATATAACCATCGCTCACACTCGGAGCCGTTCCCGTTTCCCTCAGTTCTGGACAAAAATATTCCCTGCACAGGGCCGGACGCTCATTATGGGCCACACATTTCCCTGTATTGACATTATACTTTGTGCAATAATAATGAGTCTCCCCCGGTATAAATCCATAAGTTTCCGGGTCTGGAACTTCCCTGAACCATTCCAATACTTTTTCTGCATTATATATTTGTTCAGGACGCTTTTCTAATTTCAAAATTCCTTTACAACGGACTCTCGTAGCGGTATGAAAAATCTGACAACAATAACCCGGACAGGTCTTACAAACCTCCTGCCTTTCTTCAACTGAAAGCGTCTTTTTAATTTCCTCGGACATTATTCGCTCTCATTACCACGGCTTCACCTGATTGTCTTGTAATCTTTCAATCAATTCTTTTCTGCAATCCGCGCAAACATTAATAGCGGTTCCCCCGCTTTTGCCAATACCAACATAAACCTCTAAGGTTTTCGGCTTTTTCAGGTGATGCTCTTGCGCGTCTATCCAGCCCTTATACCCCGAACAATGACCGGAACCATGTTTAATTCTCATCATAGTTTATATATAATAAAAGTCAAACAAAAAGTCAAACATTTTAACGGGGAAAATCTTCTGGAACCTTACGCAATATCACG